TGCAGCACGTAGCCGTCGCGGACGATGTTTCCCGGCACCTGCGGCAGCGACTGGCCCTCCACAAAGTCGCCATCTGCCTTGAGCAGCAGGACAACGCAGTGTTCGGGCAGGGGCAATTCGTGATTCAGGTCATCGGCCAGCACCAGAGGAGGCAAGTCCTGTTCGGCCGTTGGAATCAGCCCGTGAACGGTCAGCGCCCCGGCCGTAGAGACCTCCACATCCGCGCTGCCCAGCCAACGTCGGCTCATGGCATACTCCTTCCGGCCGCAGCCTGATGCTGACCCTCCAGGGTCGCCAGGCGGCGCTCAATGGACTGGTACTGATCGCGGATGGAACGGCTCTCGAAGATCATCTCGTCCAGCCGCTTCTCCAAGTTGTCCAGCTTGGTGGTCACCACGCCCCATTGCACAGTGATGGCGACCAACGCCACGATGGAGGTCACGAGGACGCCGGCCCAACCAGCCCATTCGGTTTGTTTTGGCTTGCTCTCGGTCATGTCGTCTCCACATCCACCTGTTTGGTATGAATCCGCAGTGTCCGGCGATACGGATCGCTGTATCGCCACACTGGCTCGTCCCCCGGGGCCATGACCTGGTAGATGAAGATCACGCCGTCCTGCATCTCGTGAATCTGGTCGCCAGGTCGCGGCAGGATAGGCTGGCCGCTAATCACCAAGTGGGCCGCGCGGATCAGGTAATCCCGCGCCTCCACCCGAATCGCCGCCCCTTCGCCGTTGTCGACGGCGAAGACGGTCTGCCCGATGGTCGCCGTCACCTCGACGGTGTCGGTGCCTCGCTGGTAGATGACCGTACGGGACATGAACTTCTCCCGCTGGTCTTCCAGCCAAGCCGAGGATCGCTCGAGCAGGTCCGCCACGGCGTTGCCTCCCGGTTACTGCGCCAGCCGGACACGCACCGTGGCATCGGCGTCGGCAGCGGCCTTGGTGGTCTTGCCGAGGAACTTGTTGCCGGCGGACGTGGCCGTGGCTTGCTGGGCCGCGACGTTCCAATACACGGTGACGCCCGCACCGATGGCGCTGCCGCCGGCGGTGGACTTGGGGAAGTCGAAGACGCCGGCGACGGCCAGGCTGCCAAGAGTGTTGGCGGCAATGGCGCGCTTGGAGACGCCGACCAGATCGTTCTGCACGACCACCGCCCCGGCCGCGACATCCGCGCCGGAGGTGTAGTCGATGCTGTCGCCTTCATGGATGTAGTTCACGGGCATATTGAGGTCTCCTTGAGACTCGAAGGTTCCAGTTCACTGATCCAAGAGCCGGGGCTTGGCTTACGCCTCGCCCTTGCTCTTCACGCCGCCACGGGGGTCCTGCAGCGCCACGCCGAAGTCGTGGTAGCCGCGCATCTTGATGCCGAGGTTGTTGAAGTCCGCCTCGGACGAATCGATGGTGGGTGACTCGTTGCCGTTGAGGAACGCGACCTCGATCACGGGCAGGTCGCTGGGATCGGCCAGCAGATACCAGGCCTTGCTGCTGCTGCCCGCGTACTTGGCATTGCCCAGGTAGCGGCTCACCTCCACGCGGAACTTGCCCTGGTGTGGGTTGGCAATCGGGTACTTTGCGGCGCTTGTGTTGTCACGCAGTTCCATGCTCTTGTAGAGCTGGGTGCCAGTCGCCGACAACGCCGTGGGCACCAGCATGATCGCCGGCAGCACGCCGATGGGCTTGCCGTCCGAGTCCACCTGATCGGAGAACGTCTGCTCGGCGGCGCTCAAGGCGTCGATGCCGAGTGCCGTCGCTGCGCCAGAGAGGTAGTTCTTGTTGCCGACGCTGAAGTACGTGGCGTTGTTCAGGAAGATGGTCCAGAATACGTCGTTGATCTTCAGCCCCGATCCACGCCCGAGCTTGCGGGGCACCGTGGTGATCGCGCCCAGGTCGTCATTGATGATCGCCTGGCGGTTGATCGCCAGCATCAGGCCGTAGGTGTCGGCCTTGTTGGTGTAGGTCTCGTTGCCCAGCGTTCCGTGCTTGAGCTCGCCATCCGGCGACACCTGTTCGTACTGGTCGGTGCCGATGAGGCGGTAGCTGGTGACGGTCTTGAAGTCGCCGACGCTGCGAATGGCGCAGATGTTCCGCCAGGTGCGCTCCACCGAGAAGAAGCCTTCCAGGAGGAACTTGTTGGCGACGTTGGAGAGGATGCCGCCGATGTCGATGGTGGAGAACCCGGCCTGAATCTGCTCGCGCGTCGGGAACGCCATGCGCATGATGTTGTGCGGGTCGGAACGGAAGGAGTGGCCGACATAGCCGTTGGCCAACGCGCCTTCGATCATCAACTCCTGCAGGCTGATCCCGTGGCGGAACCGCTTGCTGGCCGCGTCCAGATGCTGGGTGTCGCAGTGCTGTTCCGGCTTGGCCAGGCCCGCCGACAGCAGGCACGCGGCCTGAAGCACGTCCTGGCTCACCGGGCCGGGACCGGAGAAGGCGAAGCCCATCGGTGCCCCCGGAATGGTGCCTTGCACACCGCCGGTGCCGCCGGGCTGGGGTGCCCGAGGCCGGCTGGCGCGCAGGACCTCCAGTTCGGTCTTTGTGGCGTCCCACCCCTCCGCGATGGCTTTGGCCTCAATTTCGGCAAAGTGCCGACCACCCGGGGCAGACGGCGCGCAGAGTTTGCGGATGCACGTGATGCGGCTCGTCTCGGCCAGCGCCTCGGCACGCACCTCATCGGGGGTGCGATCCGTGCTGGGCGCAGCGCCCTGCGAGGGCGCGGACGCCTGAACGGGCGGGGCGCTCGGCGCGGCGGCCGCCTGCGTTGCAGGGCTGGCGGTCTGCGGGTTTGCCGGGGTCTGGGTCGTGCTGCTCGAAGCGTTGCCTTCCATGATGGAGGTCTCCTTGTTTTGTGCCGGGTTGGTGCTGCGGGACGCCGCGACCTGCGCGGAGGTATTCCCGTCAGCCCCGAGGTCGACGAAACTGATCTCACCGAGCGTCGCCTTGCGGACGACGTTCACCGGGCCATCGAACGTGCGACCGTTGACGATGACCTTCTGGTTTTCCTTGACGAACTCGAACTCCTCGACGCTGGCCCCGATGGAGGCCTGCCAGGGGAATCCGTTCTTGCTCGAGACGACGATCTCCCTGGCCGCCGCCGTGTCCCGCGAGACGACACCCGTGGCGACCAGTTGCCCGGCTTCCACGCGAATGGCGTCGGTGTGGCCGACCCCGCCGCCGGAACTGGCGTCGTGCCCGAAGCGGATGGGCCGGTTCTGGCTGGGGATCGCCAAGCCCGCCAAATCCACCACCACCGGGTAGCGCCAACCGGCGATGCGCATCGGCCCGCCGGTGTAAGCAACCATGCGGAACTTCGGCAACGCCGGCGCGCCGCCCGTTTCGTTGCCGGGGGCGGCCTCGATTTGGAAACTGGCCGTGAGTGCCAGTGGCCCCGCCTCAGGCGGCGCGTTGGTTTTGAGCGGTTGGCTCATCGTCGTTCTCCGTGTTGGGGTCTGCCGGTGCGGCGGGCGTGGCCTGCGCGACCGCGAGTCCCAGTTCGTTCATCAGCGCCACTTCCTTGGCCCGCTGGCGAAGTTCGGCTTCCCAGTCGCGGCCTTGGCGGGCGTACTCGTAGGCGAGGGTGGTGGTGTGGCTGGTGAGGCGCGTGGCCTGGGCGGACGCCTCCTTCGCGGGATCGACATGCTCCATCCCGTCCCAGAACCACTGGTGGGTGAAAGTCGCGTCGCTGGTGCGCAGGGCTTGAGGGAGCAGTCCCTCGACCAGTACCGCCTCCCGGAGCCACGCGGTCAGAATGCGGTCGAGGATTGCGTTCTCGATGTGGGACTGATCGACCCGGATGGCCTTGTAGTACGTCTGGTGGTCAAGCCGACCGGAGGAGTAGTTGTAGCCGCTGCTGTTGCACGCGGCGATGTTGAACGGCATGTTCAGGCATCGCGCGATCTCGTTGAGGATCTCCCGCTTGAACATCTCATACGTGGTCGCGGGCTGTTCGGCCTTGACTTGGGATGGTTCCCATCCCTCGGGGGTGAACACCGCCATATTGGGAACGAACTCCATCTCCGTCATGGGTTCGACCTCGGCCGCCTCGCCGCCGGCCGGAGCGTTCGTCTTCATCAGGATGGCGATGTTGGCCGCGCTTTCGGCGGCCGCGATAACCGCCAGCGTGTAGCGCCGCAGCTGTGCAAAGAGGGGCAAGGCCGGGGTGATGTCGGGGATTCCACGGCGCTGCCCCGGTCGGTCGGCACGGAAGTAGTGGATGACCGAACTGGCGGGCAGGCGGTCGAATGCGAACGGGTCGCCTGCGGCCATCGCCGACTCGCCGGGGTGTCGGCGGAGAATGTGGTACTCGAGCGGGTTGCCGAACGAATCGAAGACGATGCCGTCGACGTGCGCTGCGCTGGCCGGCACAACAGACGGCGACGCGACCTGATCGGCCTCGATCAGCTTGAGATCGAGCGAGACGGGGGAGTTGAGCTTCGGATTGTTCGTCAGGAGCGCGAACGCCTCGCCCGTGTCAGCGCGGGCCATCCGCATCGTTCGCAGCTTCTCGGCCAGTCCGACCGCATCCGACCAATCGGCGAAGAGGCCCTCGGCGATCCTGTTGGCCTCCTCATTGGCCGTGAGCATCTGCAATCGCGGGCCGGTGCCGATGGTGTCGTTGGCAAGGGTCAGGACGATGCCCCGCGCGTAGGAGTTATTGGCAACTTCGTAACGAGCCCGGTTGCGCAGCACTTGGCGAACCTGCGGACTGACCGCCGCCGTCGGCGAGAGTCCGTCGGCCGAGGCCCAGTGCCGGCGGTTGTCCGCCGTGGTCTGCGCGGCGTCATAGCGCCCGCGCACGACCAGGGGCGGCCGTTCCGTCTTCACCTGCTTCTGTTTGGACCAGGGCCAGAATCCCATGCGTTACACCGTTCCTGGGGGGACAATCTTCGCGCGGGTGAACGCCTTGGCCGGGTTCTTCCGCGCTTCCTTGGCCGCGAGGTACTTGTCGGCCGCGATCTGGTCGGGCAGCGAATGCTGCTCCATCTCGGCACTGTCGCCCTTGGCCCGCTTGGGTCCCTGGGCGTTGTCCTTGATCGCGTCGTTCAGGTCTTCAACCATCGCGTGCCTCTCCTTGACTACCTACCGGCGCGCGTGGCGAAGTGTCCTGCGATGGGATGTGTGTGACAGGGCGGGTTTCCAGATATGGAAAAGAAGTTCACCGATCCGGCGAAATCGGGCGTTCGCAGGTGGTCACCCGCTGCCCGCAGTTCCGGCAGCGGCGGTAGCGGATGATCATGCGGCTGGCCTTGCGGGTGTTATCGACGAAGAAATGTCGGCACCCGCACCGGCGGCATTCCAGGCCGAGGCGCTCGCCGGATTCCTCCGGGAGCGGGGGCCACACCTTGCGCTGGGGTACGGGTTCCATCAATCGTTCCTCCGCAGGTCCACCTGCGTATAGCGTTTGCGTTCACGGGCCGGCCCCGTCTCGCCGGGCGACCTCACGCCGCATATCGACGCCGCGGCGCAGCAGCCCACCAGGCAGTCGAACCAGTGGTTGTCCGACCGGAGCGGGCGCGGCGACCATTCATGCACCACCCGCCCCAGGCCGGTGGTCTCCACCCAGGTTTCCGAGCGCGCAACATGCTCGGCGAAGAGTTCGTGCTCGTGGCCGTCGCTTCCGAAGATGCTCAGGCACCCGCGATCACCGGCGGCGGTGCCCAGCCCGGCATGCGCGAAGGTCTTCCAGTAGTTCA